TTAAAATATAACTATATCATTACTAATTACTTGTTTAACTAAAGGCTTAAACTTCCTTCCGATAGCACCTGTTCCTGCAAAAAGATCACAAAATATAATATCAGATAGATCTTCTCTTATTACTGAAGTAACGCTATCAAAAATAAATTTTGATAGTTTATTCTTTGATCCTATATAGTTCATTCTTTTTCATCATCTTCGTATAAAGTTTTGAATACAACATCAACTGCACGATGTGCTGCTAATTCACTTACCTTCTTAATCACAGTTTTTCTATATTGTACTGGGTCATATTGATAACAACCAACACAGCCAAGTTCATCATTGTAATTTTCATTTCCCTCATAAAAATCATAAGGGTTACCTTTAATATTTTTTGCACTCCAACGGATATTAGTTTCTTTACAGCGTTTACATATTTGCCTTTTTACATCATTTGCCGCTTTACATAAAGGCTGAAAATCATTTAAAGATTGAGAGTTCATATCTGAGACTCTTAAATCATTCTTTCTACCATCTTTATGATCAATCTCAATTTTAGTATTTTCTGAAAATCCTTTTACTCCAAGCATTACACAAGGTTTATCTTTATAATAATTCTTAATATCTTGTCTAATTGCTTGATTAAAATAATTTTTTCGATTAAATCCATTTAATCTAATCGCATCAATCCCATTACCAGAAGAATGCGTCTTATCAGTTTCTACTATATATTCTTTTGCAAGACTAGAACTTCCACGCCCCCAGCTAAATCCATTTCCTAACTGAAGCTCAAGATAATCACCAATAAATTCACTCACTAAAACCCAACGGCTATACCTTGTTCATTGGGCTTAGCTAGCTCAAGAAATAATTCTTTTTTAGACTTCTTTTTCATTTTAATTTTTTAAATACCATTATATATTCATGTTTAAATAAAAAATAATCACTCTTTAATGCTCTGTATTTCCAAATATCTTGCTTACCAAGTTTCCCCCGATTTCCTTCAATATTTTTTACTACTATACCTTTTAGTTTTACTTTAAAATGCTTTCTTATCGAGTACATTAAATAAAATCCTAACGGAACAACCTCACTATTCTTATAAACATCACCTATAACAATAGCAAAATATTTGTTATCCTCAAGAAAAGAGAAGGCGTTAGATATTACTTGAGTAAACTTGTCAATAAAAAGATTAATATTGGATATCTGAGATAAATCTTCTATCTTATCAGTGAATTTAATAATATCCATATAAGGAGGATGAGTGAAGCCGTCCGCGAAAAATGAGAAAAGCGTCCACATAACTTGAGAAAAAAATTTCCCACGTTATGTGGATTTTTTTATGATATTTAAACGCTATTTAAACCGCTTTTAAACGATGCTGAAATAGACCTCCATACCTCCCCAGCTACATTGTTAGCCAGTCAGCTTAATTACCCGCTTATTTCCCCTTTACTCCTCGTCCCCAACGAGCAATGATGCCCCCAACATAAAACAACAGGGACATAAAAATGAAATTTAATACACGAGAATTTATTCAACACTTAACCACCAGACTTGAAAACCATCACGGCTTTAAAAATAGGGAATTTGTGCAAGGGAAACGCCGCTTTCAAGTCCGTCAAGATAGTTATCAAAATGAGCCAACAATTTATTTACTTTATATGCCACAAGGCACGCTGGTTGAACACTCTGAACATTGTCGCCAACGCGTTTCAATCGAGACTAACTTTGACATTGTCGCCCAGCAAATCGCTGACAAAATCGCAAACATTTTAAGAGGGAAATAAACAATGAAAAAACCAACTGAAAAAACCATCGCAAAAATATTAGAAACCATTGCAAAAGAGGTGGGGGATATTGAAACATTAGAAACCCGAATGAGCGACCATTTAGATTTTTATGATATGGGCGTGTGGAATATCAAACGCCTTATGCGTGCGGCTTATGAGGCAGGCTATAAGGCGGGCGTTGAAAAATAGGGGCGTTAGCCCCTTAATTTTTAGAATTTAAACACCAAATTATCCTCATAGCTAACCTGATAGTTTAACGATGTTTGAAGGACTATCCGCTCAGCTCCATCAAAGGCTTGCCAGTTATCCTTTTTCGCCTGCACCATATACGCAATAAACCGCACAAACTCTGACTTAGTGGAGCTAAAAAACACATAAGGCGGTCGTGTTCGGTCAATAAGCTGCAAGAAATCAATCAAATCAAAATAATTTGCCATTTTATAGCTGTTTTGCTTGGTGCAAAGATAAGGCGAGTCTAACACAAACAGGGCTTTAGGGTTGTCGGCAAACTTAGGCAGAAGCTGTTGAAATGGCTCGCTGACTATCTCAAGCCCATCAAGATAATCCTCTGCACTAGGATAATCAGCCAGCTTTATTCCATTCCAAAATGTCTTGCTAAATAGCTCCTCAAATGAGCTGACTTGTTGCCCACTGAAAAGCAACCAACTTGCAATGGTATTGAGGTCTTTAAACCCATTAAAATCATTGATTTTATTGATAATTTCTTGCTTTTTATTGTTATCTAATCGCTTGTTTTTTGGTACAATATCGCCAACAATTTGAAGCAGTTCAGCTCGTAAACGATTTGTATCGCTTATGTGTTTTAGTCTGTCTGCGTATCCATCAAAATCATTATAAATCACCCGTGCTTTGGGTTTTATTCGCTTTGCCACGTGGCTTAACAGTCCGCTCCCGCCGAAGGTATCTATAATCGTCCAGCCCTCACCATCATTAGGAATATTGTCATTTAAAACCTGTTTAAAGGCGTTTAAAAACAGCCGTTTTTGCCCAACGAAAGGCAGTGGTGCTTGTTTATAGTGAGTAGGATTTGTTTGATTTGCCATAATTTATCCTTAAATTATGGCGTTCTGACGCTCAAGGCGTTCGGACACTCTGAGTTGTTTAACGAGTAGGTTTAAATGTGTTTAAGGTTTTACACCGCACACATTTAATTTCTAAATATTGATTATCTTTTGTGCGTGCAAGGAGCTTTTTACAGCACTTGCACCGCATTTCTTGCAAATCTTTTTGCATAGACTTTCTCACTTTACGCGGTTTTGTTACAATCCGCCCGTCTGGTCAGACAAAGCGGTCTCGGGTCTATGCAGGTGCTATCTGCTTAGGCTGATGTGGTAGAGGTCAGAGCCTACCACATCGCCGCTTCTTCTTTTGCTCTAAACGGTTACTTCATTTTGCCCCTCCCAAATAATATCTAACTCATTTGAAATAACCTGATTATCCTCGTCTTTATGGTAAGAGCCATCGGCATTATGCCAATGCACTGCGGGCAGCTCCGAGTCTGTTTGCTCAACCACTAATAGCTTGCCAAATGGGCTTTCATAAACAATTTCAGCGTAATTGCCGTTTCTTAATGTTACTTTCATTTAGATCACCTCTGAAAAATCTGTAGGATATTGCCGCCGTTTCACCTCGCTTTCATAGGCGGTTTTGCAATGGTCTTTGTCGAAAAACAGCCCATTCACCAGCCGAAACCAAAACCGCCAGCGGGCTTTGGGCTTGCTCTCTAACACGGCTCGGCGGTAACAACGGCTGGAAAAGGTTTCATCTGCCCCACCGCCCGTTAAGGCGTTGCAAAGTTGGTCGAGGGCAATCAAAACGTGATAGCCCCACGTTTTAAATGGATTTTTCTTGCTCATTTTGGTATTCCTCATAGGTTTGCGACCAGCCGATTGACCAGTCATACTCAAGCGGATTTTCCGCTTGTTCTAACAAAATCTTGTGCATATAGGCGTTTTCAAACATTTTTTCTTTGAGCGTTTTCGCCGCGTTCCACACCGCTTTGAATTTGTCAAAATCCAGTGGCTCTGCGGTGTTATCCGCACAAATCAGGGTGAAAATACGCGGCTCGCCGTTTTCTTCCGTTTTGCCGTTTAAGTCAAAATCCGCTTTGATTTCAACCAAGGTGGCACGCCCTTTTTCATCTGTATCCACCCATTTGCCGATTTCTGGCACATACACGCCGCCGTTTACGCACGCATCGCGTTTGGTGTTGATTTGTGTTCGGATTTGTTGGCGTTGTTGGGTGAGTAGCTCGGCTTGTTTGTCCTCATCAATTACCCATTCTGAGCCTTGCAATCTGTGATAAGGACTAGGCTGTGGATCAACGAGTATCGGATAGCCTTGCTCATTAGCTATAATTTGTTTGCCTTGCGATTGCCCTTCAAGCAAAGTGCGGTAGGTTTCGTCACTTATTTCCACCGCCCCTTCAGGAGCTTGTGCTAAATCTAAATAAAATCCTGCTCTGTAGTACATTGTCATTATTTCCATCTCCCGATTGCCAAAAACTGGATTCTAACATCGCCTTGATTATGGCCACCGTGCTCATACTCGTGATAATAACAAGTTGCATTATTAGATTTTGTTAATATATTTACACCTGCATTGTGAGAACCTCTGATAGAAGTTGTTACCTTTGAAAAAATTAATGGTGTATCAACAAAAGCTATAGCCCAGTTAAATGATTTCTCAAACCATTCGTACAAGTCGTTCTGATTGATTACATAAGTTTGTATCATTGTCCCATCGGGATATTTCCTAACCTCGAAATTGCCAATTTTTTGATAAGTGATGAGACTTTGGATTTTCTCGTCGACCCAACCCCGATACGCTACAACCTCATTTTTAGTAAGCTGCGGAAATGCTAAATAGCGTTGCTCGCCACTTGCAGAGCAATAGATATAATTAAATCTTGGGTCGGTTGCTGAGGCAGGATTGACTTCCCACTGCCAATAACCACCATCGGGTAGGATGGCACGGATGCGCCCCCAGGCGTTACTTTTAATCTCTACTCGTCCACTGGCAAAATAATTAACAGCCGATAAACTTGCGTTACCTGCGTCGCCTGTTTTTTTGTAAGTGCTGTCAGACTGAAAATGAAAGGTGTTGCTGTTGTCATCGTGCCAAATACCATCAATATTCTTGCTATTGATAAAATGTGTTGTATCTGCGCTAAATCCCAGCATGTTATTATTAAGGTTAATGTCACCTCTAAATATCCCTCCTAACTCGGTCATAATCTGTTTTTGTCCGAGATAAGTGCCATTTGCGTCAAATGCCGTGGTAAATATATCCCAAGCCTGATTGCCGTTATAACTACCATAACTAAAACCAATCCCTCTTGCGTGGGCATTGGTGGTGTAGGATGGGTGTGTGATGTGCATCATCAAACTGGCAAGCGGCAGGTTGTTAAGTTTATCGCCGTTTGGTCGGTAAAAACCGCTGTAGGCATAACCCTCTGCCTTGGTGTAATCAATGGTCTTTTGGCGTATCTCACTCTTATCATCAGCACTCATTACCCAATTTGTCCAATTGCCGCCGACCTTACGACGGTTGAAAACTTGGCGCGAATGAAACGTGGTAAAGCGCTGAAAATACCCGTTACCAAAGACTTCTAATGCCCCATCACCTCTTTCTACGGGGTAATTTTTGGCTAGTGTTGCTTTAGAAGTACCAACAATATAATAATTGCCGTCTGTGGTTATCTCATCAAGATTTTGGTCATCACCGATGGGGGTAGTTAAATTATCAAGTCTCACCCAGCCATCAGCCCAGTTATTGTTTGACTTATAGCGCTTATATATCCTGCCGTTAGCTGCAAAATAAACTTGCTCTGCGTTTGATAAGACAAGCAGAACACCAGCTACCTTCTCGGGATAATTGTTATCTGTCGTGTTGCGGTATGTTGTATTGTTATAGATACCTTTGACCGTGATGTCATTGAGATTGTCGCTTGCAGTTAAAGACCGCACCGAAAAATCGGTAATGCCATAGCCTGCAAGGGTCGCGGCTGGGGATTGTTTGCTGTTTGCTTTATTTAATGCCTCAACCGCCTTATCATAGGCTGTTTTAGCGGCCGCACTTGTCGCCACTGTGTCGGCACTTGGTGAGGTTACGGAGTTTGATTTTTTGCTGTTGGGGATATAATTCCCTAGATTGCGAGTGAGCGCGTCAATTAACCCCTTGAGCTTTTTAACTACTTTAGGGGTGGCCGCTTCAGTTTCGCTCTCGCTATTATCACTGCTATTTAATTGCACCGTCCCTGTTTGCGCTGTGGTTGCTGACCGCTCAACATAGCGTCTTTCCACCTCTTTTTTTAGGTATTTTGTGCGGTTAGCGAGTTGTTTAATGGGTTTATTGGTAACGCCATCTGCGCCACCGTGAACAGGATCACTTTCTTCAATTTGATAAATCCCCGTTTCCCATTTTTCTTTTTCTTCTAAATTCGCCATGTGTAATCCTTAAATGTCTTTTAAATGATGTTTAAACTATGCCGAGCCGTGGTTATATGCGCCGTTATAGGTAGCTTTGTTGTTATAACGGATAGGGGCTGCTTTATAGTCCAGCACTGCCAGCACACAACGTGCTGGAGCAAAGCTAAGTAATATCTTACGGATTTCAGCAGATTGCTCGTTGGTGATAGGTTGATTTAGCCGAATGGCATAAGCTGCCCAGCGTTCGTCTTGGGGTATGGCTGCCACACCTTGATGAGACTCGTAATTACGCGCTTTTAGCCCCTCATCAATTTCAATTTCGCCAAAACCTAACTGACGCAATACATCACGAATTGCCCAAGGGGTGCCTTTATAACGATGCAGTTTTACTGCATTGCGTACCAGTTGGCGCTTAGACTCATTATTTTCAGCGACAAAAAGCCCGTCATAACCTGTAACACTCCATTTTTCCGCCAATAGCTCAATCCATTTGTCATCAAGTAATTCCACAAGGCTGGTCATAATTTGACGCTTTTCGGTCAAATTCAATTTATTACCAAGGTCGGCAAGTGCGGTGTATTTTTCTGAACTTTCAATGATGCTTGGATACTGTAATTTAGCCATCTTGTCGCACTCCATTGACGTTTAGGGTAACTTTGGTGCAGTTAGCCCATTCGGTGGCATTTAGCACCATTTTTGCGGGTTGCTGGATTGTCACATCATAGACCCCCTCAACACGCAACACTTGCATTAGTGCGGAGGGGACGACATCCATCCCCAGCTTTTTAGTGCGGCTTGCCAAATAATCCAGCAAGGCATCACGTGCTTTGGTTTTAACAATATCTTCACGGTAGCCCTCAAGTAGCGTGAGTTCCGCAACGATTTGATAAGTGCGGATGATTGGGTCTTTAACGCTCACCACATCACACAGCGGACGGCGATGCTCTGGGCTTAAATAATCTTGGATAGCTTGTTTTAAGCGTCTATCAGGCACGCCTGTAACAGTAAGTGGGTAAATATTTACCTTGCCACCGCCACCATTAATCACTTGCACGTCCACAATCTCTTGCGATACGGCTCTAGTGTGGTATTGATAAGCAGCAATAGAGCCACAGGTATTAAACGCTTCAGGGGCTTGCAAAATGCGCTCGCGATAAGCCTCATCATCTTCTTCTGCAATGCCGCCACTGGTGACATCAATATTGCTAACCGTAATGGTTTTGTCAGTATTTAAAGGGCGTTTTAATTGCTTCACACGCCCAATTTCCCAACCATTGCCAATAGAGCCTGTTTTATTAGCTTCCGCTTCAATTTCCACATAGCCAATGAGTGGCGTAATAACATCATCAGCCAGCGTAACAAAGCTCAATTCAGGAGTGACCATTACTTCAGTGCCTTTCGGCACTAAAATACTGCTATGCTCGCCCTCTACACTAAAACGCAACACACAGCGTGCGGCTTTATCACGCAGACGGTAACAGCCAAAAGGTTCACCGCATAAATCCAATGCTAGTCCCACCGCAAATTGCGGAAAGGTTTGCAAAAAGGCTTCATTGATACCTTTTCGCACCAACAATTCGCGGTAGGCATAGGTTTGGATAATAGAGCGTTCAATATGCGCAGGCTGTAGCGTTTTGCCTGTACGCTGCTCATAATCTGCAATGGCATCACTTAAAATTTGTTTTACGTCTTCGTGGACAATTTTTACGTCATCTTTTAGCCAGCTCATACCTTGACCACCGTTTGATAAATTTCTCGGTACACTGCGGTTTTTAAATGCCAGTAAATCAGGCATTCAAATTGTGGTGCAGTGCCTGTTATCTCTATGCGCTCAACCTCAATGCGTGGTTCCCACTTGCTTAATGCGTGGCTAATTTCACGCACGATATTGGGGATAGCAATATCTTCGGGCTGATCTAAATAGTTAAAATGATCACTGCCAAACTGTGGGCGCAAAATATCGGTGCCTTTGATTGTGTTGAGTATATTGGCAATGCACAGATGGATATCATCAAGCCCTTGTTGAGGGGCGTTGTTATCTAATTCTGGGGCAAGTTGCCAATGTGTCGTGAGTTGTGTATTCATAGCCCTGAGAATACAGGGCTGAAAGGGAAATTGATTTTAAAGTCCTTTAAAGATTTTATTTGGCTGAGCTGGTGTCGTTACCATCACCTTGCTCAGTATGCACGTGGTTTTTAAGACTAATATCATCCGCAGTAATGTCACCACCTTTGGTTTTAAGCGTACCATTGATCACCGCTGTAGCCCCACCCTTGCCACCGTTACCTGTCATGCCTTGCATATAGGTTAATGAGCCTTCCACAAGCAAATTGCCTGTGGTTTTGGTATCAGGGCAATCAAGGGTAATAAGGCTTGGGGATTTGATTAACACCGTTCCCACCGCATCAATCACGACATCGCCTGTCGCCCTATTGTGCGAGATGGTTGTGCCGTTTTTAAATTTGAGCATAAACATCTCACCATTCGCCACAGGCACAGGGTCTTGCTGGTTATAGATTGCACCTAACACACAGCCGCCTTCACCGCGGGCATCTAATAACAACGCCACAAGCTCTCCCACATCAGGTAAACAATAAAATTGATTTCCGCCCGCATTAGGCACAGGGTAATGTAACCACGCCGTTTCTAGGTCATCAAGGGCAGGGATTTTACACCGCACTTTATGGGTGTTGATATCAACTGCGGACACAATGCCCTCTTGATAGGTGGCGGTAAAATTATGGGTTTGCATGGGTTGCCTCCATACCTAAAGTAATCAAATCATCAGGGATAAATTCAAGCATTCGTACCTCAATTTCGGTTTGATAGCCGCTAAAACGACTAAAACTATGCCTTGCGCTTTTAATCAGATATTTGCCACTAAACACGCCCAAATTACGTAACAAAATCGTATTGCCTGCCACCAGTTTCGGATTACCCCAAAGGACGATATTGCCTGCTTGCTGGTCATCATTTTGCTCCGCAAGTGCTGCATCAGCTCTGGCATCAATTTGCTCTTGGCTTTCGCCACGGGTCACAATGCGTAAGGTGTCCCCACTGGCTTCGGCAGATTGCTTGATATTTTTGCGCCGTTTTTTAGCATTTTTGCGTTGCTTGATGACCTTTTTACCATTGGCGTCATAGCCCGTAATTTCCACCGCTTTAGCGGTGTCTTTAATGCGATCACGCAATCGTAGGCTTATCACATCTCGCTCATCAAGCACCGCAACAGGAGCGGTTTGCCCTAGTTCGTCTTTATGAGTAAACACCAGCTGGTTACCCACAATTTTAAAACTGTGATGATATTCACGGGCAAGGCGAGATAAAAACTCCACATCGCGCTCTTGGTATTGGGTTACGCGCGTGATGGGGATTGGCTTAATTTGCCCCACCACCTTCAGTTTTAACCGTTCTGCCACCTGTGCCACGATTTGTGCAAGGGTGGTGTTTTCATAGGCTTTGGGTTTTAAGGTGCGGTAGTTTTTACTAATCCCACTGCTTAATGCCCGCAAGGTAATGGTTGAGGGATGTGCCTCGTATTCCACTTCGTCAATCTCAAAGCTGCCAATGTCCACTAATGGTGCGCCTTTATAGCCAATGGCTGCAATCAATTTATCTCCTTGCGTTGGGAACCACTGGCGGATCCATTTACCCTGAATATCTTCAAAGGTTACCGTCAGCTCATCGCTTTGTCCTTCAAGATAATCGGTATAACTCAGCTCAATTAAGTGCGGTTCGATTTCCGCGGAAATATTGGTTTTCTCATAAAACAACGAAAAATCATACTGGGCCACATTAGCCATTATTTCCCCTTAGCCAAGGTGGCATTGCTTCATTTTGAGTAGGTTGCACTCGTAAAACGGGGATATAAACGGTTACCCCCATGGGTAATACTTCGTAAAAACTTAAGTGTGGGTTGGCATCAATAATGCGACTATATGCCAAGGGATCACCATAATAATAGTAAGCCAAGCTATCCCAGCGTTCACCCAGTTTAGCTGTATGCTTAATCACGGTTTGCATCATCGCACTCCTCATCATTACGCAACACCACCCACGCAGTCATTTCTGCTGTCGTGGTAGCAAGGTTATCAATATGTTCAACGGCGTCAGCAAACGCATTATCGGCAGGAACAAACCAATTTTCCCAGCCTGTTGCATTGGATTGCTCAAAATGTGTTTTGCTAAGGGCAAGAGCATCATAAATCGCTTGGCCAGCCTCAACAAACTCACCAACCACACCCAAATAAGGGCGAACACTATCAAACGCACCCCGCATCCCAACAAGCTCACCAAATGCCCCCAAAGACTGATCCAACCCTGATAAGGCGTGAGGCAAATAAGCAAGGGCAGACTGTGGATCGCTTTTAAGTTGCCGCATGATGGCTACGGTATTTTTCACTTCATCAACCGCACGCTTACCTGCTTGATACAGTTGGACACCACGATTAACGGTATTTTTTACCGCACTCAGCGTATTAGTAAGATTTTGAGGTAGAATTGAACCTAAAATGCTACTGTCGCCTAGCTGTAATGCCGCACCCCAATAACCCCTCATCTAATTCCCCACATATTCAGTAAGGCTAATCGAAATCTCACGACACAACACATTACCTTGCTCATCGGTAAACAGGGTAGTTGAGCTTAAATCTGTGATCACATAATTGCCTTTGACCCCATTACGCCCCCACACAAGGGCAAGTGCCTGTTGTGCCGATTTTGCCGCACTAATGCACGCCAACGGCTTTCCACACCGCCGATTTGATGATGTAGCCTTGCCGCAAATTGCAAGGTGGTTAGCCCATCACCTGTAGCTTGCAGTCTCGGTTTACCGCGCATTACTGCGTGTTCCGCAAAACTGGCTTGCTGGGTTTCAGAAACCGGTTAAATCAATCGTTCAAATACGATGTCGCCAACAAACAAAACTTTCCTCCTAATACGCTCTACGCCCACGCTGGTCAATCATCTGGTCAAAATACGTTCAACAACGCGCTCAAGCTCACGTTACCACGTTGCATGGCTTGGGTAATATCCGCCAAAATATCCGTTTTCTCTTGTTACCATTAACATTGATCACAGGGCTAAAATGCACCACAATAGGTGATTTATGTTGCATTGGCTCAGCTTTTCTTTTGCACGTTGCGATAGGCTTGCTGTACGCCTGCTTGATGTGATTTTTCTTCACACCTGTTTTTGTTTTTTGGCGTTAAGTGCGGTTGTTTTTTGCCTCTTTTGTCCGCTTGTTACGGTGTTTGCTGCATAGTACTTTAGGCTGTTTTACCTCCGTCATCACAGGCTCTAAGGGCTTACTGCGCAAAGGCAGATTGCCAGCAACCATTGCAATATTGGCTAAACGTTGGATATTAGCCACGCCAAGACGCGAGTGATTTCTTTATTCAGACATATTCGCCTTTATGCACCACGCCAGCCACTTCGTTTGCCACCATCGCTGTATAACACCCGAAGAAAGCCTCGTTTTTAGCGTTATCAAGAGCAAGTTTGCACCAGTGGTTGCCATTGAACTACTACCAATGGCTGACTGTGCAATATTGGCTTGCTTGGTTGAAATAGCTAGCTCAGTTTCTGCTGCAAAGCCAAGTTCCCTTGATCCAATCTACTGTACTGCCAATAAATTTTAACGCCTTCAAAGCTTGCTTATACCTTCGCCAAGTTTATAATCATGCCCATACCAAATTGACTAAAACTCTTGGCAATCAACGCCCAAACCAGTTCAATACAGCAGCAAGGCTTTATAAAATAATCCGATGGCGACCAATCAAGGATAGTGCGGTGATATTCCCAATCCCTGAATTAAAGAAGCCTTTCACGTTTTCCCACATATCTGAAAAGAATGTTTTAATCGCTCCCAATATTGATAATTAAGAACGCCGCACCTGCGATAGCCATAACGGCTATACCAATAGGATTTAGACCTAAGGCACGACCAATAAATAAAATGCCTTACCCACAAGTGTAAGCCACCAAATAGCTTACCTGCTAACGTCATACCAAGTTTAAATCCCACTTATCGCAGAGATAAACGCTGACGCGACGCGTTTGTCGCCCGAATAGCCACCAGATAACCCTTAGCCATCGCCAACTTCCTCCGCCGACGAAACTAAACGCTCGATTTAAAAGACGCAATTTCAGCTTAGTTTAGAGAATCCCCTGTTAGACGCGCTAAACGTATCGCATTAAATGCACCATTTAACTTTGTTGCACCAACATAAAGCCTTACAAAGGACTAAAAGCAAATTGAGCCCATAACCCACGCCTAGAAAGCTAAGTTTCATCGCTAATAGTCCACCGACAAAACCACGAAGTTCTAATTAGCCTTTATTTCGCTAATCCACGGTGTTAATGTATCTTCAATAAAATGCTGGCCTGCTTTGGCTATCTCTTTTAAGTCATCTGCAAACGCCGAGCCTATTGTTCCTACCGCACTTTCCCATACGCCACCTAGGGCTTCCATCGCTGCGCTTAGGTGCGTGTTTTTGGGCGATACGTTCCTCAAGGCTGGCTTGTTCGCGCATTTTCTGCAAAAACTCTTCCAGTCCCTGCTTACCTTTTTGTGCAAGTAATAGGGCCACACGTTTCCCTTCAGTGCCAAAGAGCGCATCGGCTACAAGACCCGCACCTTCATCACATACTTCTGTCGATAATGTCGAGCTTTTCTAGCTCGGTCATCATTCGTCAATGCCTTTAAATTGCCCTTTTTATCCAAAAATTAAATTCAACGCCTGAGCTTTCTAAAATATCGCGCGCTTCGGCTTTCATACCTTTTTTGGCTTCGGCGATCATCTTCGGGCCTTTATTCATTCGGTCAAGCATCGTGGAAAAGTTTGTCCCAAAAGAGGTTCCCTCTAAGCCTTGTTGAGCAGCCATTCCTTGGATAGCAAAAATTTTCTTGGCATTTTCTTCCCCAGTGAGTTTCATAGAGCGCACGTTAGAGGCATAATAGGTCATCGCCCCATACATTTGTTCTTTGTTCATCCCACCCGCAAACATCGCACGTTGTAGGTTATCTGCTGAGGCTTTTAATTCCCCCTCAGAAAGACCGTGGCCTTCCATCAGTTTTGCAAGAAACTCACCACCCTCAAATTGATCCATACCTAAAAGTACATTGAGTTTCGCCGCTGTTTGCAATCCTCCACCAATAAGGATGTCATCGTTCACCCCTTGCATTTTTAAGGCGCGAGCAAGGTTATAGAAATCTTTTTTTGTGCCAGGTAAATCACGTCCTAAATCATCGGCAATTTTGCCGATTTCTTTAAATTTCCCGAACGAACCATTAGCTTTCATCATCGTGATTTTTAGGTCGTTAGCAGCATCTTCCTGAGCCATATAAGTTTGAATTGAGGTCATTAATGGGCGACCTACCGCATAGCCGTGAGCAGCGGTCTCCATTAATTGCCCTTGCATACGTTTTTTAGCCTTATCCCAATTTTCAGAGAATGCCATAGCCCCATTAAGACGTTGTTGGCTTTTTTTCGGCACGGCTAATCGCATTATCTAGCTGCTGATAACGTTTTGCTATAGCATCAAGGCTTTTGGCAGGATAGTGCATTTTTTGCAAAGCAAGACCAAATCGGCTTTGTTTGTGCTGTGGCTTTTTCGATTTGACTAGATAGGCGAGAGGACAGCTTAGTTACCGTTTGGAATGCCGCACTCACACCTTTAAGCGTTGTACCAATGACTAAGCCGATCATTAATTCATTTGTTGCCATTTTTTTCTTCTCACGGTAAAGTTAGCTAATAAGACTAGGAGGGAACATGAAGCAAGAGATACACTCAGAGAGAACATTGGCGATTGCGAAAGCCATTATGGTTTGCTCATTTATTCTTGCGGGCATTTGGGCTGCTATAGACATATTTCCAGCCCGAACAATTTGCCACCGCAACGGGATTTGCTGAAATCGGTTTTATTGCGATTTTCTACCTCTTCTTTTGGGTGTTTATCGCATACTTTACTCAGTCGCTGTCGCAGTAATAATGCCTATCCCAGCCCTACTTATTGGCTTTTTCATTAACTGGGGCTATACTCGCATATAGCCCGCTTTTACTTGTCTATTAGCCTGTGTAAGCCAGCAATCAAGCTCCTCCATTGTGAGGGCATCAATATCAGATTGCGTCCAGCCCATACCACCACGCTAAATCCGCATAGAGTGTATAAAGTTCATCAATATCAACTTGCTGAATCGAACAGGAAAGCCACGAATAAGTTGCACGTCCCTCCCAATCTAACGCATCCAAAAATCTTCTGCTGTAAACCACTTACCATTGCCATCACAGCATATTCCGTAGCAACAGGATCATTTTTACAGCGTGCAGCTGCTTTACGATGATCACCTGCTGTAACACGGCGTACGGTTACCTCTTCTAAAAGATCTCCTGAGCCTAATGTAATTGGGCGAGATAATTTTGATACGGTTACTTGGTTGTTCAGTTTTTTAGACAT